AGGGATTGGTTCTGTTGCCACGCGCCTATGTAAGGCTCTCGGATGAACCCTGCGGACCCCGGAGCACCCACGGCGGACATGCCTACGGGTACCGAGAACCGCCTACGCAAACCCGAGATAGCCTTAGTAATGAAATTCGCCATTAGGCCTCCTTGCGGGGGCGGCCACGGCGCACCGGGGCGGCTTGCTCTACCTGTTCGGGTTCTTCCGTGTGGGTCTTAACGTCTCCCGCGAGGTACAGCAAACGGGCAAGCGCTACGTGCATATCTACTACGTCCCCCGCGTTAATCACGCGGTCCAACACTACCCTCCGAAGGGCTTTAACCTTGACCAACATATAAAATCCTTTGAAGGGTACCCACCCTCCGGAGAGGGTAGGCACATGGGTTAGTACTTCTAAGTGGATTACTTGTACTTATCAGCGCCCGAGATTTTCGCGGCGATACCGGCACGGCGCGGTGCCCAATTGATAAACTGGCCGATTTTGACCGCAACTTGGTTCGTCTGGAACATCGAGACCGCCTTGGAGCTTGCGTTATCCGGGTCCGTGTCCATGATGAGCGACGCCTCGCGCGAGAAGTCAATTTCCGGGCCTGCGTCCTCCGAGAGATACACCTCGTTCGGCAACAGAATGTCAATCACGTTACCCGCAACGTTATTCGACGTGATAACCGGGAAACCCTCCAGCGTGCCGCCGTTCAGGTCCAGACCCGGGAACCACTTAGCGCCGAGCGCGTTACGCAGCGAACCCAAGTGCAGAGCACGGGCAGGCGACATAAGCAGACGGATACCGCCAACCGGGAGGTTAGCCGCGATCATGGGAGCGATTGCCGCTTGCAGGTCCGCGATAAGGTCCAGGGCCGATTGCGAGCCATCCGTAGTGCCGAGCGTTGCGCCCGAGGCAACCGGAGTAACGCCGTAGAACAGGCCTGCGGGGCTAACTGCCGTTGCCGCACCCGAACCCAGGAAAGTAGCGTCCAGGCCTTGCGCCGTAGCCTCAACGAGGTTCGAAAGCACGAGCGCCTCAACTGCCGGGTTCGAGAACTTGATAATCTCGTCCGAGAACGCCGAGATAGCATAGACCTTGTTCCAACCGAGGTTGACGTTGAAGAACGAAGCGGACGTAACCGGGACGTTCTTAGCCTCACCAACCCAACCCACTTGCGTACCGCCGTTCATACCGTTAATACGGACGTTAAACGGAATCTTTCGCATACCCTCCAGGCGGCCGAGGACCGTTTGCGGGTACAGGAGTTCGATAAAGTCCGCCGCGTACACTTCCGGGTAAATCAGGTTACCTGCCCATGCTGCCACGGACGTAGTACCCGCCGACACTGCGGCCTTAACCACGCCATTAACAACGGCATCGTCCTTGTAGTGCTTTGCGGCCATTTGCTCAGCCAACATGAGGTTACCGCGAGCCGCCATCAGCGTGAGAGCCACGCGAGCAACCGAGGAACCCTTGGGGGCGTTGCTCTTGGTCGTGATCGAGGCCGGGTCCGCAACCGCCACGCCGCCCGCCGTTGCCGGGACCGCCTTAGCCTGCGCGAGAATCGACTTTTCCGCGTCCTTGAGAATCTCCAGGCGATCCTCCATTGCCTTAATCTCGGCCATGAAGCCCTTAGCCTTTTCCACGTCCTCCGGGGTAGCGTCTACGCCCTTGGCGACAACAAACGCGTTCTTTTCTGCGGTCTTTTCAGCGAGCTTAGCCAACAGGGCCTTGATTTGTTCCGAAATGTTCATACTACGGTGTCCTTATTGATTTAGACGAGAAAGGGGAGAAGCGAGACGCGGGGTTGCGCCGCCTCGGGTGATTGCGCCGGGTTCTCCCCTTGCGCCGTTCCGGGGTTTTCGCCCGGTACCTCGGCCCCCGCTTGCGCGGTGTCCTCGGCGTGCTGCAAACTCTTGAAAGCGGTAATGACTGCCTCGGGATTACACGGGATAGCAACGAGGGAAAGCTCGTGGACGCTAGCCTTGGTAAAGGTGAGGCCGCCCGCTGCGTTAGGCTCGTAGTCCTCGGGGCGGAATCCAATGGATACGCCCTTAATGAGGCCGGATTTAACGCTATGCCACGCCTCGTCCGTACGAGCTTGGACGGTCCCGGGTTCGTCTACCTTGGGAATCTTTGCCGTAAAGGGGAGGCCCTTATCCGTTGGCGTGCCGAATTTAACGGTACCCACGGGTTGCGAGTGGTCGTGATTGAGCAGGAGCGGGACCTCGGGAGCGAACGTGAGGCCCTTGGGCTTAACGCTGTCCTTAACTCGGTCCAGCGTGGGAGTACTGGCAATGCCGGTAATCTCCCGCGCCTCCTCGTCCATGCCCTTAATGACCACGGCGGAAAATGCCTTAGTGCTCATTGTTTATATTCCTAGCCGTTACAGGCGTAATCGCCGTGGATTTCTACGCGAGCGCTGGAGATAGCCCGCTCAGCGTCCGCCAGTGATGAAAAGAACTTGCTGTACACAACCCGCCCGTCTACCTTCAGGCGCGCGTGCCAGCGCTGCTTCTGTTTCGACCAACCGACACCCGTAACGCCCGAGGTGTTGTCCGAGCGTTTCGAGGCGTTGCAAAGGTTCTGCGTTGCGCTAACTAGGCGCAAGTTGGAAAGCCGGTCGTCCGTCCGGTCTCGGTTCTTATGGTCGATACGGCGGGTAGGTAGGGCGCGGGTGTGGAGCAACCATACGAGGTGACTCCGGAGATATCGCTTTCCGTCCAACGCGATACGGACGTAGCCGCAGTTCGTTACGTGTCCCGCAACCTCTCCAGCTATCGCCCGGTTGCTCGTGGTAGTACGCCAAACGAACTCGCCCGTATCCGGGCGGTACTCTAGAAGCTCACATAGGCGCGAGTAGGTAAGCATGTGTCTCCTAAAAAGCGAATAGCTGAAAGGTCCTCTCAGGCTCTACGTCCGACGCCGCCAAAACCGTTGCGCCAAACGCGAGGGTTAGAGCTACGAGGCCGTCTATGCGGCCCGTGGCCTTAGCCTTGTCTAGTTTTCTGTTGCCGCTCGGGTCTTTCTGGACAATCGCGTTGGACGCGCACATGGTCAAAGGCGGGGAACCATCGTGAGAAACCCGCCCATTTACCAATTCGGACTCCAAAAGGTCCAAGGCCGGGGAAATGTCCTTGTATCCCTGGCCGTGTGGCACGAGAGGGAGGCGGCCTCCGTCCTTGTGAGACGTATCCGCGTCTATGCTGAGGTCCTTAAACTCCTTTTTGAGGAGGTCAATTCGCCAACGGTCGTACGCAATGCTGTGTACGGCGTACTCCTCGCATATCTCCAGAATGTCCCGGGCTACGTACTCGTAATCCACTGTGCGGCCCGGGGTAGTGCGTAGGTGCCCTTGCTCGGCCCATAGGTCATACGGGGAGCGGTCCCGCTTGGCGCGGTCTCGTAGGCCCTCCTCGGGCGTCCAGAACCATACGCGGGAATTCCACCGCCCCTCATGCTTACCTATGAGAGCGAACGCGGTAAGGTCGGTACGGGCCGAGAGGTCCAGGCCGCCGAATACTTGCGAACCGGGGATTAGCTCGGGAACGCCCCGGCAAGACTCCCACACGTTGCGGGACACGAACGGGGAGACCGTAGATACGCGTTGGTTGAGAATCAGGTTACGGAACGTGTTTTCTGAGGAGGGCATACGCTGCGCGCGTAACGCTTGGTCCTCCACGTCCTGCAAGCTACGGAACACTCCGAGGGCCGGGTTAGCTGCTTTCCACCCCTCGCGGTCCATTACGTCCGCGTCAGGCGGGGCCGCGTAGAGCCGTACTACCGTGTGCGGGTCCTCACCCTTGAGCGCATCGTCTAGCCATATCGAGAGCAAATCCGCGTCCGTGGCGGCCTGCGTGGAGATAGCGATAAGGAGCGGCTCGGCGTGCGCGCCCTGCGCGGTGGTTACCGCGTCGATAAAGTCATCTTGCGGGCCGCGAATCTGGCCTATCTCGTCCAGGATAGCGAGAACGGGGGAGAGGCCGTGCGTAGTCTTGCCCTCTGCGGCCAACGCCTTGTACTCAACGTTGAGCGGGAGGCCCGTAAGTTTCTTGCCCGAGGGGTTAATCTTAATGAGCGGGGAAATGTCCGGGGAAAGCTGCACCATCTTTGCGGCCAAGTTAAACACTAGGGCCGCTTGGTCCCGGGACATAGCGCCGGAGACAATCTGTGAGTTGAGCTTGGCCTCAGGCCCGATTAGATGGACGAGCAAAATACACGCGATAACCGCGCTCTTGCCGTTCTTACGGGCAATCGAGAGGTAGGCCCGCCGTGTGCCGTGCGGATTGTCGTAAATCGAGAGGATAAATTCCCGCTGGAACTCCTCAAAGCGGATAGGTTGTCCGACCAAGGCCCCCTCGGGGACGCGGAGGTACCGCTCGCAGAACTCAATTGCGCGCTCTCCGCGTGTCCGGGGGATTGTCTGCTTTCGTGGGCCGGGGCTAGTAGGCTCCCGTACCCTCATTGGAGAGTGAGGCCCGGGATAAGGGAATGCTCCTCAGACTCGCGGATAGCCCCTACGGCGGCCCGCTGGCCTTTCTCTAGGGCCTGCTTATTGCCCGCGTCCCGGGAACGGCCCTTAGTGGCCTCTGCGTGGACGTGAACAACCCTGGAGAGGGCCACTACGCGGCGGGAGAGCGTCTCTAGGAGGGCATGGCGGGGATTAACCACGGGCGTACCCTTGGCGTTATTGAGAATGTCCCCTGTATCGTCTAGCTCGCGCTGGAGACGGTCAATATCCGATTGGCAACGGGCCAAGTTAGCCGCTAGGGCCAAGTCCGCATCATTCCACGTGTCCGCCGCCCGGGCCTGGACAATGGCCTCCCAATACGGCCAATCCTTTTCTCTGAGGTAGACGTGGGCCGGGGGTTGAATCGTGCCAGCAATAGCCGCTTGCGTAGCCGCTACCGCCTGCGTAGCACTATCTGAGCGCTTACGGGGCATAATGTGTACTCCTAATATTGGGCTACGCGTACGCGTGTATATGCGCGCACAACGGAATAACTCGGGTAAGCCGCCTGACTTAACAGGCCGTAGAGCTAACTTAGCCTCCTTGTGAGAGGACCCTAGGGCTTACCAGAGATACGGCCGGGATTTATCGCTATAGGCCGCTATGGGCCGGATTTAAGAGCTAAGGTCCTTTATTGCTGCTTTTATTTGGACTTAGCGTTGTTTTGAATG